GCGAAGCTGTTGTTCGGTGTTAGCGGTGACGATGATGGTTGAGCCTAGTCTGGTTGAAAGCATCCATAGTATTAACCATGCAACAAGGGCGGACTTTCCTATTCCACGACCAGAAGCAACAGCGAGTCTAAACATCTCTGGTGTTGGAACGCCTTTATTTCGTTGTATGTGAATTGATAAATCTTTTAAAATTTTTTTCTGCCACTCTCTTGGGCCTGTAAAATCTTCGAGGGGGGTGTCCTTCTGTCCCCAGGGGAAGATAAACATAACAAAGTTGTATGGATCATCTGCAACTTGAGGTGACCAAACTTCGGTCATTAGTTGTTGTTCAGCTTCAGCACCGTATTTCATATATTTACCAAAATGATGAATAGTAGAAAATTACCAAGTCCAGCTATGGTGGTTATTTCTATTATTCCTTTTATTACCTCTTTCATATTCTACTCAAAAAAAATTAAAAAAAATTAGCGCAACAGTTACACGTAATATACCCGTGCGGAAAAATGTAAGGGGGGGTATGATTATTTATACTCGGAGCATGAGCAATCAAATCATGGGCAGCCCTTACAAGATAGCGCAGCTATCCGCCCTTATTATCATCGTTCTTTATATCGTCCTGATTATTTACCAGTTGTTCCGAAGCTGTAGACGTTGATTTAACAGCGTTTATAACCTTAGGCTTTTTAATAGTCGCCATCTGGTCGACTAATCTATCTTTTGCACCGCTTAGAACATCATTCAAATTAATAGTAGCGTGGACATTTTCCACACGATCCTTCCAGGTCTTTGGGTCTTGGTTCTTTAGGTAGAATATCTGGGCGGTTACGTTGCCATCAGTGGCCGAAGTGAAAAGGGAATTGGTAACCTGGGCCAACCCTTTCGCTTGACCCCTTTTTAAAGCACCCTCAAAATCAGCAGAGCGTTTACGATTCCTATCTATGGTATCCCAGGAAACGCCCATAGCTCGGGCAATCTGGGAAGTGCCAAGACCTCTTGCAGCTAAGTTTTCCACTTGCTCTAAATCTAATTCAATACGTTTTCTACCAGCTTTTTTAGGTGGTTTATTGTCGTTTTTAGTCAAAAATTGCTCCATATTTGATATTTTCTATTGCTCCTAAGACCCCTATATTACAACATTCTTCATAAAAACCCTATGTTTTTTTGGTTAAGTGCTTGATATATAAGTACAATTTAGTATTATAGGGAAGTCAAACGTAATACTTTAGGAGGTAAACATGACAAACGAATATGAATACAAAGGACATAAAGTTAAAACGCAAGGAGTTTATAAATTGCCAAACGGTAAATACCATATTGAGTATTACTGTAGCGATTTTAATCTTCATGCAACATCTGTTGAAAGAATGAATCAAAAAATTGATTTTAGAATTAACGACTTCTAACCCCAACCCAATTAAACAACCCCGCTATATGTGGGGTTTTTGGGTGAAAGTCATAAATTATATTACTTTAGGAGGTAAACATGACAGATACAAATGAAACATTAGACCAAATGAACAAACGCTTTCACAAAGAAAGAGAGCTTGAATATAAAGAAGCAAAAGAAAAGATAACCTTTCAATTAAGATGTAAAGAAAAATATTATTATGCTTTTCAATGTGCAAAATTTGAGAAGAACATAATTAAATATGGTTATGACTCTTATGCAAATAAATCAAGCGTAGCCAAAGAAGGATTAATATTCAGCGAATATAAAATATCTTTAGGTGATTATTATGGTCATTATTTAAAAACCTTTAACAGCAAAGAAGAAATGTTTGGCTTTGTTATTGGTTATAACGATTGTATTTCTAACCTTGAATACAATACAAAATTAGAGGTGGCGTAATGGAATTAATATATAAATCAATTGCCGCCCTAATGGATGATGAATTTTTAGGCTGGTATGAAGAAGAAGATTGTAAGTCTTTATGTCATAACTTTATTTGTTCGGAATTAGATTTTTATAACTTAACAGATAAACAATGGTTAGAATTAGAATCAAGATTAATAGAATATGCTATTAAGCAAGGGGTGAAATAATGACTATTAAAACCAAATCACACAAAAGCATTATCGGACAACTTCGCAAGAAGTACGGCCTAAAAGATAACACGCCTATTCACAAGGTAAAGCAAATAATGACACCAGAGGACTGGCAAGCGTTTAGCATGGCACTTACTTTTCCTAATGGTAAACCAACAAACAGGAGCAAGACTAATGAGTAAAGTTATATGCAATATGTGTGATGAGGTTTTTAAAAATGATGATGACCTAGTCTTTATGGAAGATGAGGGAGGACATTTCAAGGGATGTGCTACTTGTAAGACTGATGGTTATTTAATGGATATAGAGGAGCAAGACTAATGAATAGAAAAAAATTAATTAATAAATGCCAAGATTTAATAAGCAATGGACGTTGGTATTTCCAAAAAGATTTCGTTGAAATTATATGGAATGATGACATGGACTGTTGGGTATATTTAGATTTCAATACAATGAAATTTGAAACAGCAGATAGAGGTAAGCAACATTGGTTATTAGAAAATTTATCAACAAAAACCATGAAAGAGGAGATAGATAGAGTAAGTAATGTATGGGAGCAAGACTAATGGACTTACAACTAATACCAATACTTATATTCATGGCTGTGTGTCTTTATGCAGTCGCACTAATCATCAAGGATAAGGACCAATGATCTTTTCAATAAACATAAACGGCTTAATTGTTGACTGGTGCTACACCATCAACAACCAAGAGAGGCAGTATCATCAAACTTGGATACCCAAACTAAGCGACATACAAATATTAACCAAGGAATTAAACGGTCTTACAGTTAGCGAAGTTAGAAAGCTAATACTTGAAGACATACAACCCGATATACAAATGGTGAGAGATAACACCAACAAGAAGGCGAAAGCCAGGAGGCAAAAAAATGTCTAAAGAAGAAATAATATTAACAAAACCAATTAATAATGGGTCTGATTGTTGTGATTACAGATTAGTTAAATACAAAATAAAAGGTAAATGGACAAAACCAATATTAGAGCATAACCAAGAAAAAGGTACTAAAGGAGATTGGGATTTATGGCACATGACAGAATTGTTTGAACATTTTAGTCATGGAGATATAGCATATATGAACAAAGAGTTTGGTATGAGGTTTGGAATAAGTTGTTTTGATGAAGAATTAATACAAACAGACGAACTTGTTGAATTTAAAAAGGAGAATAACCATGTCTAAAGAAGGAGATAGAATAAGAGAACAAATAGAAATAGAACGCGACCTTAAAACAGTGCCAGTGAAAGATGTTGAGAGAGTCTATACCGTTGAGTTTATGCCTATTGAATTTAATATATTCGTAGGCAACAAAGCACCAACGAGGGAAGAAGTAGGAAGAGCAATCATTCAAGAGATTGAAAACGATACCTTTTATTATAAAGAAGTTATTAAACACGTTAAGCAAGATGAAGATTGACCCAATACAATTAGAACAGGCAACCGCATTTATATTAGAAACCAATAAATATATATACGAACAAGCAAAGGAACTAGCAACGCAACACCTGGAAGCGGAGGACAACAAGAACTTCAAATTTAGGATTAAACGCTATGAGCCAGAAAGCAAAGAAACGCTTTTGCATTTCGCTGATGAGATAACCGCATGGGCGGAATGTGAAAAGAACTATCCGCTTATGGATTTCATAGATAAATTTTTTAAAACTAAAAAGGGGTACTAATGATTAGAGTTCAAATACACGGAACAACAATTTTCGGATATGTCCGAGGAGATTACAAAGAGAACAAACTCAAAAGAGTTGCTTTTCTTGACGAGGAAACCAAACAAGTAAGACGAATAACTAAAAACCAAATTAAAGAAACTTATCAAAAAGACAGGTATAATTAACCAATCACGAAAGCTGAGAAGGGTATCCTCAACCCCCTAAAGTATAAACTACTCTTCTTGGCTTTCTCTCTCCAGCATCACACCCAAACCAACGAACAAGAAATGCTTATGCTGAACGCCACGTTTCAGGCTTCGCAAAACTTTCCTCTCCCCATCAATCGCGCACCAAATAATGTTCTGATCCATAAGATTCTGAATACCTTTACTAACGGTCTTCCTGTTCATACCAATCATTAACGCCAAGTAGCTAACCGCATCATGGCTTGAATAATCCTGGGCCGAATACCTCTCGCACAAAGCATACAATACTAGCTTCTCCCTACCCTTTACATCGGTCCTGCCCAGATGTTTCTTATACCACTTCCACACAACCTTTTTCAGCTTCGAATAACTCTTATACTTCATGGCTACACCGTAGGTTATCAACCCACTCTTCTCTGGACTCTCAATCGCTTCTACGACTAACCACCATTTCTCTTTATTCAACTAACTAACCGCCTTGAGACTAAAATCCCTTTTCGTAAACCAATCATTCATTAACACCATCGAGTCTTTGCAAATCGTATAGACTCTCTCCCTCTTATCCTTCCCTACCTTCTTGCACATATACCCTCTCGCCACAAAGTCGTCTAACACCGTTGCTATCGTTGACCTACTCCCCATACTGCTAGGCAATAGTTTCACTATTGTTTCAAAATTAATGCTTTTGCTACTCGCGTCAGCAATAGCAACTTCCAACACTAATAAATAATGCAACGGGTCAGACCACCAGAACGCCATAAAACCCTTTCTCCTCTTATTCCTGTAAAACTCATCTCTTGCTTCCACCATTCTTGCTTCTAACTGTTTCATTGTATGCTCCTATAATTTTCACGATTCATTTAGTGATTTGTTATATTATTACAACCCAACATTATCGGTAAATTTTACTGATATTTTTTACCACTGAGAGATGAGCCGACAGGCTCACTCTCTCTATTAGTCTAGTCTTGGATATATGGGTACCCGTATGGTCAATCATTGGGTATATGGGTACCCTGCTATTGGGTATATGGGTACCCAATCAAGTATCCTTCTTTTTGTCTTTTTTAGACTCTTTTTTGGTCTTTTTCTTACTAAATATCCTATCCCAATTATCCTCAAATATTTTCTTATCTATTTGTCTTGGTCTCTGGTCGCTTCCTTTTCCATTCATTGTCCTTTCTCCTTAAATATTTCTTCAGCTATTATTTGTAGTATTTCATCCCTATCATCGTCAGGATGTAAATTATGACTAATTGCAATATTGTTTATATCGTCATCCATTAAAGATTTTTTATCTTGTTGAATTATCTTATCGTGTAAATCTTCCAAAGATATTTCATTTACTATGCTACTCATTCTCCTTTCTCCCTGAAAATTACAATCATGCTATCGTGCATACCTGCTTTGTTTGATACTTTCTCACCAAAAGTATTAATGCCAATAAATTTAATCCTACCTCTTACAAACCTAATCTCGTCTGCGTTTGGTTGAATATAATCATGGAATAAAACTGTACTTGTACTAACAGGTAAAAGCATGACACATAATTTACCCTTGTTAGACTCCTCTATAGCTTTCTTAACAAAAGCATCTTTTAACTTTCTGCTGTAAGGTGGATTTATATAATTTCTTTTACCCCATTCCTCTTGCAAACCATCAAATTTTGCAAACAAAGGACATGGATCAAAATCAAAATTAAACTCATCATTTAACTCATCATAAAACTCTTTTGGAGTTGCCCAGTTATCGTGATTATTTAAGTTCCTATTCTTCAATCTCCTTTCTCCTTAGTCCCAATCAAAGGACTTTTTATTTTGATCTAAAATTTCTAAAACTGCGCCACGTCTAACCAATGTTTTGGTCGCATAATCTACGTTGCCAGAATTACTTTTAACTAGACTGGCTTTAACAACTGCCATTCTGTCTACTTCAATACCTTGCTCCATACATATCTTCTCGCAAGTATCGTTATCCGCTAACCACATAGCGATAGCAAAACGAACTGAGTCCGTGATGGACGAGGCTCCGCGAATTTCTGCTCTGTGAGAAAGCGCATCATCTGAGTCATTAGTAAGAGCCGATTTTGCCAAGTGATGAACTGTGAGACAGGTAATACCTAACCTTGCGCTAATATTTGCACAATAACTACCCCATAACTGGCCAACTTCATTGCTTGAACTAATATTTCCCGTTGTAAATGCTTGTAATGGGTCGAATACAACCAGTTTTAAATTTGGTATTGTCTTTAATTCTTCTACTAACTCAGTTGCCTGGGATGTAATCCCCTCTTCTCTTAACAATATCATTGGTTCTTTTTGTTCTGGAATAGGAAATACATAAACGTCATACTCGGATTGAAAACGTAAACCTAATGGGTCTAACGATGCAATCCTTCTATGCACTTCACCAAGATCATCTTCAGCTGCAAAAATTACAGTAGAGCCTTTTTGTTTTATGGTTTTACCCCACCAATCACCGCCAGTTGCAATGCCTAAAGCTAATTGAATCATTGATAATGACTTTCCGACTCCTCCAACTGCCGCGATAATTCCAGGTTTACCAAAGGGGATAAAGCTATCTACTAACCACTCTATTGGTTTTGGTTCTTCAACCAAGTTACGAATAGCATATTGTCTGATATTAAACTTCGACTCAACCAACTCTAACTTAACTTGATCTAAACCCTTCTCTAAATACAAATCATTAAAGTCTCCAATAATAGAAGGCAATCTGGAAACTGCATTAGTAATACTATTGACTACTTCATTGGCACATTTTTCGCCAATCCCAGAGGTATCGTTATCAAGTGCAATAATAAACTTTGCATTAGTGATAGAACGCAATCTAGTACAAGCAGAGACACAGAAATTTGCAGAGAATACCACCGCGACAGGTAATCCAGTTGCTTCGTATATAGAGGCTCCTGTTGCATATCCTTCACATAAAATAATTGTTTCTAAACCAGGTAATTCATGCGCTTCACAACCAATTAAGAATACATTTCCTTTAACTTCACCGCCTCCAGCAAACTTTTTACTGCCATCTGGCATGATGTATTGAAGGGACTTTATTTCTGAAACTAATATTCCATTATCATTATTCCTTATGATAGAATGCACCCCGATTAATAGGTTTCCATTAATCGTTTTTAACCCATAGTTTTTAATCTTTTTATTTGTGAGATACTTATGCTCTATAACTTCATTCGCACCAGCAAACTTTTCCTTAACGTATACGGCAACTTGTTCATGCTGTATTTTCTTAGCCTCCTCTCGCCTCTTTTGTGCCTCTTCCAGCTTGGTTTGTAATACCCTTTTTTGCTCGGCAGACATCTCATTAGGATTATAAGAAGTAAACTTGTTTTCTAAATTGGTTCTCCAATTACCATAAACGCATACAAAGTTTTGATCTAACTGGTTGTACACATAATACCCAGAACGCTCACCACCCCTATCTGGTCGATGGTTAGGCCCAGCACTTACTGAAACTCTAACTAAGTTTCCTGTTGTATCTAAATAATCAACTAACAAACCATGAGAACGCATCTCATTGATTAAGTCAGCATTAGATTTACTTGTATTACTAAAGGCATAGTTGTCATCTATAACAACGCCTTTATCTCCATAAAATTGTGTTAAGTCAGTCATCAGCCTGTGCCTTGGAGTTATTGAGATAACTTGACACAAGCCTTCTTATAAAACTAATCCTGTCTTCTTTAGTCCATTCATGCAGGACAAAGGAT